AGAAAATAAAACTAGAATTAGTTTAGCTTTTAATACTTTCTTTAAAGGTAAAGTAAGCTCATTTTTTACTTCGGAATTAAATATAAAAAATACTTATTATCCAATTTTAGATTAACCTACTATGTATGAATTAAAAGACTATCTAAAGGCTATTAACGAAACAAGTGAACCATTACTTGACAGTGATGATTCTACGTGGGAAAAGAAGTATCCACCCTACATTATAAACCGTTGTCTTTCTATGTTTTGGGACACATTAATGCCGGCTAATGAAATGAATGGTTTACACTTTCTGGATAAGAAACTACAATTTCATTTTTTAATAAATAGTGTAAGAAAAAAGAAGCGATTTGGTGGTAAGTGGTTATCACAAACCAAGTTGAAAGATTTAGAATATGTTAAAGAGTATTATGGATATAGTAATGAAAAGGCGAGAGAAGCACTAACAATACTATCCAAAGAACAAATTGAACATATTAAGAGCAAACTTTATAAGGGTGGGAGAAATTAATGAGTGAGAGTATTAAATGGTCAATTCAGGATATGTTAGAGGTAACTATCAAACAGCCTGATGACTTTTTAAAAGTAAGAGAAACACTTACAAGAATAGGTGTGGCGTCCAGAAAAGATAAGACTTTATTTCAGTCTTGCCATATTCTACATAAACAAGGTAAATATTACATAGTACATTTTAAAGAGCTGTTTGCTTTAGATGGCAAACTTGCTACACTATCAGAAAACGATATTCAAAGAAGAAATACAATTGCAATTCTATTGCAAGATTGGGCTTTAATAGACATAGTTCAAAAAGAAAAATCTGAAAACAAAGCACCATTAAGTCAGATTAAAGTATTACCATTTAAAGAAAAAAAAGAGTGGACACTTTCAGCAAAATATAACATTGGTAAAAAGATTACAAAAGATGATGAAACAACAGGTGAGTAAATGCAAGTTCCAAAGTTTAGAGATTTTATAAACGAGGCTAAAAAACCTAAAGACAACGAACCAATTACAATAGTTGTTATTACCAAATCTTCGCCTAAAGTAAGAAAACAAAAAACCGGTAATCGTAAGACTAAAAAAGAAATCACAGTTAGTTTTATACAAAGGTCTTGTAAGAAAAGAAAAATACCTTGTTTTATAATCAATACTAAACATTCAATCATTACAGATAAAGACGAAGAAAAAAATTCATTAACCATTTATAACTATGATGGTGAAGATGGTGAACATACTTTTATAGGTAAAAACACAGTTGTTATTACTAGAGCAGGCGCTATTGAAGATGAAGCAGGCCTTTCTTTAATATCTGCCTTTCAAAATTCTGGTGCCTTTATGTTAAACACTAGGTCATCAATGTTAACTTGTGATAATAAACTAACGTCTGCTTTATTATTTGAAAAATTTAATATACCTACACCAAAGACTGCCTTTGTATCTAATGAAAAGAACATAGACAGTGCATTAAAGATTATAGGTAATAAATTTCCAGTTGTAGTTAAAACATTAACAGGTACACAAGGTATTGGTGTTGTAAAAGTAGATAGTTATGACTCATTAATATCAGTAGTACAAGCCTTATTTAAACACGATGCCGAGTTATTATTACAAGAATATATGCCAACAGATTCGGATGTAAGAACTTTTGTTGTAGATAATAAAATATTTGCTTGTACAAGACGAGTAAAGAAAAAAGGTGAATTTAGATCAAACGTTCATAGAGGTGCAGTAGCAGAACCATATAAACTATCAGATGAAGAAATTGAAATAGTATTAAGAACAGCCAGAGCATCAAAGGCTTATATTGTAGGCGTAGACCATATTATATTCAAAGATAAAATTTATGTATTAGAAGTCAATGGTTCGCCAGGCACAGGTGCTGATTACGAAGGATATCATTACGAAGATTATGCCGATACGCCTAATACAACGGGCCCAATTAAAGGTAAACAGTTAGTAGATAATATAATTGATTATATAAACGATAGGGATAATTGGGATCGTCAATCTATATTAGAAGTTGGTTATATTGAAACAATAGAATTAGATGGCGTAGGTAAAGTAAGAGCAAAATTAGATACAGGTAATGGTGCTGAAGTCAGTGCATTACACGCCGAAGAAATAGATATTAAAGATGGTAAAGTTTCTTGGAAATATGATGGTAAAAAACATACAAGTAAACTGGTTCGTAAAGTAAGAATTTTTAGAGCAAACGTAGATGATGATAAAGGTGAAGAAAGACCTGTTGTAAAAATAGATGTAACATTTAATGGGTTTGTTTATAAAGAAGTAGAATTTGGTTTAGATGAAAGAATCAGATCACGTAATGACGTGTTGTTAAATAGAGATATGATAAGAAAATTTAACGCCTCGGTAAATCCAAACCGAGAATTTGTGTTAAGTAGAAGAATCAAACCTATTGACAAAAAGTAAATAATATAGTATAATTATAGTATGATTAATCTACTTGAAAAAAACTTTTATAATTTTCCTGACAAAATAGATTTTAATTTTATATCTAATCTATTAGATAAAAATACATTTAAAACTGAAATTTTTAGTAATTATTTACATCAATACGTTTTAGAATCTAATATAAGAGTAGGCGAATTACAAAAACATCCTTATTTTTTTGAAATAGGTAAATTATTAAATGAAAAATTTAATAAAAATAACTATGATTGGGATTTACAATTTTTTTTATCTCTCACTTCAGGAAACAAAAGTAAACCTCATATAGATACGTATGACGTATATATAATAGGAGTTTATGGAAAAACATTATTCAAAATAGAAAATCAAGAATATTATGTTACACCAGGAGATTTGTTAACAATACCTAAAGGATATCATCATACAGCAATAGGTATAACTCCTAGAATAACTTTATCATATGGCATTTGGCCAAAAAATTATTAAAAAAAGGAAATATGAGCGATTTGAAAATATTTAGATTATCAACAGGCGAAGATGTTATTGGCGTTAAACAAGATACCAGTAATACAGAAGTAGCAGACATAAAACAACCATTTGTGATTGTACCAATGCAATCAAAACCAGGTGGGCCTGTTTCATTAGCACTTACACCATATATGCCTTATGCTGAAGAAGATGTTGTGTCTATCAAAAGACATAATATTGTAGCAGAGGTAAATCCAAAAACAGAAATAGGAAATTCATATCATCAGCATTTAGGAACAGGTATAGTACAATTTAAAAAACCTAAATTAATTATTGATTGATGATAACAATATACTTTGTAAGAAACGGCTCTAAGATTAGAGTTGACGTGCCTATTGGCCGTACTATTATGGAAGCGGCTAAAAGTTATAGTACTGTTTACATACCAGAAATACCGGCAGATTGTTATGGCTGTTGTGCTTGTGCTACTTGTCATATCTATGTAGATGAAAAATGGATTGATAAACTACCTAAAATAAACGATAATATGGCAGAATTAGAATTATTAGAATATGAAAAAGGTTATAAAGAAGGCGTGAGTAGATTAGGTTGTCAAATAGTTTTAACAAAAGAACTAGACGGATTGATTTTACATTTAAGAGATGATGATACTAAAACCACTGAACAAATACACGGCAGCTGAGTTTGTAGCATCAAGGCATTATTCAGCAGTGATGCCTAAACTTACAAAATATTATCTAGGTTGTTTTATACAAGATGAATTAGTAGGTGTAATTACTTTTGGTTGGGGAACAAGACCTAAACATACTATACAAAAGTTATTTCCACAATTAGACACAAAAGATTATTTTGAAATAGGTAAGATGTGTATGGATGATAAAATGCCTAAAAATTCAGAATCTCAATTACTTTCTCTATCTATTAAATGGTTAAAAGAAAATACAAACATTAAATATCTTTTTACTTGGGCTGATGGTTTAGTTGGCAAACCTGGTTATGTATATCAATCTGCTAACTTTTTGTATGGTGGATTTTCTATAACAGATACTTATGTTACTGAACAAGGAGAAAAAGTACATCCTAGAACAATGCAAGGACATATACCTAATACAAAAAATAGAAAATATGGAATGAGACCAAATCCACAACAGTTAATAGAATTAAAATTAAGCCGTGTAAAAGGCAAACAGTTTAGATATATTTACCCTATGACCAAAAAAGACCGAAAGTTTTTAAAAAAATCAACAGTACAATGGTCATTAAATTATCCTAAAGATAAAGATTTAATTTGGTATATAAAAAAACCTGGAGAAACAGAATATAAAGAAACAAACAAAATACCATTTGACTTATC